ATGGTTCTTTTTACCCCAAAAACGAGTCATCAAGCCATTATCTACTCGAATCGGATGAGAACTAGTCATGACGGCTGAAAACGGCTCTATCGGGCTCACACAGGCTCAGGAAGGGGTAGTAGAACCGCGTTACGGCTCACAAACGCCCAGAATCATGTCTCCAAGCCTAGATTTACCTTCTAGAGGGCCTGAGATGATTGAGTTCTGCAAAGAGATTGGCTTTCCGCTTCTACCTTGGCAGGAACTACTGGCTATTGAGAGCTTGAAGTACAAGGCTGATTCTAGGTGGGCTCATCCACTAGTCGGGATCATGCTTCCACGACAGCAGGGCAAATCTACATTTATGGCGCTTAGGATCTTGTTTGGTATTTATCGACTAGGCGAAAAGATGCACTTGGCTACAGCTCACAAACTTACTACCTCATCTGAAATCTTTTTTAAGGTAGGCCAGATGATCGATGATTCCCATATCCTCCAAGAGAACTTTTCTAAGAAGTACGAATCTAAAGGTAGCCAGGAGATTCGCTTTAAGAATGGCGCTCGCTACTTAATCAGAGCAGGTAACTCAGCAGCTCGAGGAATTGCAGGCCCAGATGTAATTCATATTGACGAATTAAGAGAGTTCGATACTGAGGATGTCTGGTCAAGCATGCGATTTACTCAGATGAGTAATAAGAACCCGCAAGCATACTTCTATAGCAACGCAGGCCATACAGGATCGGTATTGCTTCTAAAGTTTCGTGAACGAGGCCTAGCTGCGGCAGGCGGAGCAGATGACTCTATCGGGTGGTTCGAGTGGAGCGCAGAACCTGGAGCGCCTATCGATGACAAAGAAGCCTGGTATCAAAGTAACCCTTCTTTAGGCCATACAGTTCATGAGGACAATATTAAAGACTCTTTGTCAGATCGTGAAGATATATTTAGAACTGAGATCCTTTGCCAGTTTGTTTCAATGATTAACCCAGTCATATCTGAGGCTGAATGGAAAAAGTGCAAAGATGACTCTTATAAGCTTGACAAAAACAAAGATACCTGGATGGCAATAGATCTAAGTCCAGACAGAAAACACGCTAGTTTAGTGGCAGGCCAGCGCATTGATGAGGATAAGTTTATGGTGGCCTTATTGCAGACTTGGTTTAACCCTGTATCGATCGATGATAAACAGATGGCTAACGATGTGGCTCCCTGGGTTCGTAAGTTTCCTGTTAACTATGTTGCCTACTCCAAGTCCACGGCTGGAGCAGTTGCAGCAAGGCTTGCGCCAGCAGGCATCCCCATTTACGAAATCAATGCTCAAGATTATCAACAGAGCTGCGATGAGTTCGTCTCAGCGGTTTCTAGCGGTCGAATTGTGCATGAAGGGCAAGAAGAATTAGATAAGCAAGTCCTATCGGCTGTAAAATTACAAAGAGGCGATGGCGGTTGGGTTATGGGCCGTAAAGCCTCTGGAATTATCTGTGGCGCAGTAGGCGCAGCCATGGTTACTCACTTTGCGACACGCGCAGAGACAGAAGTTGACATTTTGATAGGATAGTGTCTAAAAGTTGGGCAAGTAGTGTACAATTTGTCCAATGGGAATTAAAGAGTTTTTTCTGCCTGTAACTGCCGCTCCTGAAATTACAGTAGATGCAGCTTCTACGCCTGCTCCATTTAATAACACTTCTTCATTCAACCCTTTTACATTTACGCCATCTACTGCTACACGCGGTCAAGCTATGGCTATTCCAACAGTTGCAAGAGCTCGTAACATTATCTGTTCAACGCTTGCAGGGTTACCTTTAGAAGTTTACTCAAAGTTAAACGGTTCACATGTTGCAGCGCCTTCAGTAATTAACCAACCAGATCCACGCGTTCCAGGTTCTGCTATTTATGCCTGGCTTGCAGAAGATATTTGGCTACATGGTGTCGGGTACGGTCAGGTTTTAGAGCAATATGGAGACACAGGAAGAGTTCGCGCATGGACTCGTATCGCGCCAGATCGCGTAACTCCTAAACTAAATAATTTACAAACTGAAATCGTAGGCTATCAAGTAGACGGTTCAATAGTTCCAACTCAAGGCGTAGGTTCGCTTGTAGTGTTTTACGGTTTAGATGAAGGTTTACTTAATCGAGCAGGTCGCACTATCCGAGCGGCGCATGCGCTTGAACAGGCAGCTGAGGCATTTGCTAAGGAGCCAGTTCCTCTTCAAGTCTTGAAGTCAAACGGTACGAATCTTCCAGCCGAGCGTATTGCAAAACTTCTTGAATCATGGCGAACAGCCAGACTTAATAAGTCAACTGCGTTTCTTAATGCAGATGTTGAATTGCAGGCGCTGGGCATCGACCCCGCAAAACTACAGCTGAATGAAGCTCGTCAATATGTCGCGCTCGAATTGGCTCGCGCCTGCAACCTTCCTGCATACTTCGTAAGCGCTGAAACTACAAGCATGACATACAGCAACGCTATTTCGGAGCGTAAAGCCCTTATCGATTTCTCTATGAAATATGTGCTAACCGCAATCGAGCAAAGATTATCTATGCCAGATTTCGTAAGTTCTACTACAGAGGTTCGCTTTTCACTAGATGAGTTCTTGCGTGGCGATCCATTACAGCGCGCCCAAGTTTACGAGATTCTTAATCGTATTGGCGCTATGAGCATTGAACAGATTCGAGAAGAAGAAGATTTGATCGATAACAAGGAGAACAGCTAATGAAGATAACAATGCCAGTTGCTATTACAGCAGCAGACACAGAATCACGCATCATCGCAGGAAGAATCGTGTCATGGAACGCAGAAGGCAACACATCTGCCGGGCGTACTATGTTTAAGTCTGATTCTATTACCATGTCTAAGAATACGAAGCTAGTACTTCAGCATGATGTTACAAGACCGTTAGGAAAGCTCATCAGCTTCAAGCAAGATGATATGGGCATCACGGCAGAATTTAAGATCGCCAAGACAACAGCAGGCAACGATGCGCTAGAAGAAGCTGCTACAGGGCTTCGTTCAGATTTCAGCGTGGGCGTAGATGTTGAAGAGTGGGATAACGAGAATGGCGTAATGGCTATTAGTTCATCCAACTTAATCGAAGTCAGCCTTGTCACAGATGGCGCAATACCAGGCGCAGAAGTCGCAAAAGTAGCGGCTGTAGATACAGAGGTTTCTGAGACATCTCAGGAAGAAACACCATCAACCACAGAAGGAGAACAAGTGTCAGACACTACCGTTCCAGAAGTTGCTCCTGCCGCAGAAACGGTAGAGGCTGCAAAGGTTGAAGTTAAGGCTGCAACAGCGCCTTACACTTCAGTAACTGTTCGTAACCCAATCGTTGATAAGGCTTCTTATCTCGAACATTCAGTACGCGCCTCACTAGGCGATGATACTTCTAAGATGTATGTCGCAGCAGCGGCAGATGTCACAGACAACGCAGGACTAGTTCCTACTCGTCAACTAACCGAGGTCATTAACGGCATCTCAAACGCAGATCGCCCAACAATCGACTCAATCTCATCAGGAGTTCTACCAGATGCTGGTATGTCTTTTGAGATTCCTAAGATTACAGTTGCTCCAACAGTTGCAATCGCAACTGAAGGCGGAACACCATCAGAAACAGACCAAAACGCAGCGTTCGTTACTGTAAATGTTCAGAAGTTTATTGGACAGCAAACATTCAGTTTAGAGCTTCTTGACAGAAGTTCTCCAGCGTTCTTTGCAGAACTCGTACGCCAAATGGAATACGCATACGCAAAGGCAACAGATGAGCGTGTAGCAGCAGTTCTAGCAACTAATGGAACAGATGGCGGAAACCGCACTCTAACCACAGGCGCACTAGCAGCAGATTTCGTAGCAGATGCAGCAGTATCTATCTACACAAACACTCTTGGATTTGCACAGAACATCGTGGTTTCTCCAGAGCAATGGGGCGTACTAATGGGCTTGGTCGATTCCTCAAATCGTCCAATCTTCCAGCAGACAATTAACCCACAAAACGCAGGTGGAACACTTACTGCAACAGCAATTCGTGGAAACCTACTAGGACTTAACCTACGCGTATCTCGTGCGCTATCAGGTGTAGGCGATAACTCAATGATTATCGTTAACCCAGATGCTTACACATGGTACGAGTCACCACGCCTATCACTACAGACTAACTTGATCTCAACAGGTCAGGTTCAAGTTGGCTACTACGGCTATGGCGCAATCGCGACAAAGCTAGCAGCAGGCGCATACAAGTACATGGTTGCATAGTCACAAACTAATCATGGGGGGGCGGTTGCTCCCGATCGCTCCCCCAGCTGTTTAACGAAAGGATGTAGAGATGGCGAGTATTGTTACCGTAGCAGAACTAAGGTCGATCCTTGGTGTCTCTACATCCCTTTACAATGACGCATATTTAACAGATGTGATAGATACGGCTGAAGCTGTAATCTTGCCTATGCTTGTTAAGTATTCAAGCCCAATCGATATGGTGTCATTGACAGATAACATCGCGACTTATTCAGTCCTTGGCGATAACAATTTTTCAGAGGGTCAGAGCGTAGTCATTACAGGCGTAGGCTCCCCATTTAACGGAACTTTTACTATTATTGAATCAAGTAACATCGATATAGATTCATTTATTGTTCGCTCAAGTTCACGCATTTATTTAGACGGAGCATACAGAGAATTTAACGGATACTTTACTGTAGCAATTACTAGCGCAGATGTTACCGAAAGAAAAGTAATACCTTCAGGCCTAGCGACTCTTTCAGGCGCTTCTACTTATGTAGGAGTTTCAGCTGTA